CCTGCAAACGGACAAAGTGCTTTAGTAAAACATATAAGTCCAGATACATCTGTTGGTTTGGGAGATACATCTATTAGCAATTTTCCAGATGAATTAGAAAGAGGTGTTGTATTATATGCTGCAAAAGAAGTATTAAGATTAATGATGGCTAATGTAACATTACCAACAGTTCCTACCGCTGTAACATTAAATGATACTACATTGGCAAGTTTAGGTACTGCACCAAATTATAATAAGCCTACTTTAACTACTGATTATGGAACATTGTCAGGCTCAGATACAACATCTGGAACAGAAGCAGATTTTGGAGTAGATGATTTTATAGCAGATGAAGATCCAGAAATGGCACAAGTAGCATTAGGAAAGCAGCAACAATTATTACAACAGTATGCTGCAGATATTGAAAACGAATTAAATGAATACAATAAAGAATTAGCTATATATACAACAGATTTACAGCAAAAAATAGAAGCAGCAAGAATGGTTAGTGAAAGTGAAGCACAAGAAATACAAGACTATTTAGGTAGAGTAGAGTCTTATGCTAATGAAATAAATGCAAAAATGGCTGACTACGATTGGTATACAAAACAATATGAAATGGTAGTAGGAGATTTAAGTGCGTTTTTAAGTTTATATTTACTGCAACCACAAGTAGAAGGAAAAGATTATGAAACTCCAGCAGATGGTAGTAATGAAATTATACATTTACTAAATCAGGCGTCAGATGAGTTTTGTTCTAGAACATTAATATTGGATGAAGCTACTCAGTTTGATACAGTGGCAGCACAAAGATATTATGGTTTAAAAGAAAGTATTTTAGAAATTAAAAGTGTAGATATCGTTGATGACGATGGCAATACAATAAAGATTAACAGGTTGATGGGCAGACCAGAATATAGGGACTTAACATAATGGCAAACGTAAAAGATACAATGATTAGATCTACGGCTGGATCTAATACAGATAAATTTCCTAAGGGGAAAAGAAAAGTACAACCTAAAAGGAAGAAGTACGGTGGAAAAGTTACAGCAAAAGCTAGAAAATTAGATGCTATGAAAAAAGCCGCAGGTAGAAAAGCTAAACAAATGGGAAAATTAGCTAGCATAGCACCAAGGAGGATAGCTGAGAGTGCTAAAGGTTTAGTAAAAGGAAGAAAGAAACTTACTCCAGCACAAATGCGAAAAAAACGTGAAAATATAAGAAAAATGGGCAAAAGATAATGGCTAAATCACCAGCGTGGCAAAGAAAAGAAGGTAAGAATCCTAGCGGGGGATTAAATGCTAAGGGTAGAGCTTCTTATAATAAAAAAACTGGAGGAAATTTAAAAGCTCCTCAACCAGAAGGTGGGCCTAGAAAGAGAT